TATATATCAACTTGAAGAAGTAGTATTTACCCCTGAAGAGGACGCTGCTTATCTGACTAAGGCATGGCTACGTTTTCAGGAAATTGTACAAGACATGTGTGAAATATGCTTCACTGACCAATACAAAATGGCAGTAAAGGGTGAAAATAACTTCCGCAATGAGATCTACCCAGAGTACAAAGCTAATCGTCATGCAGATCCTAAGAAACGTAACCCATTCGTACCACAACTAAGACAGATGGCAGTAGATGCAGGTATGGCGATTGCAGCGCATGGTGTAGAGGCTGATGATCTGCTGCGGTATTGGCAACAGGAATGTGTGGCTAATGGTGAGAACTATGTAATCTGTAGTATTGATAAGGATCTGCGTTGTATTCCTGGCAGGCACTACCTTATGCATAAGAACGAGTTTCTTGAAATGTCTGAGGAAGCATCTACTAGATTTTATTACGAGCAGTTACTTAAAGGCGATCCTACTGATAATATCAAGGGTATCCCAAAGGTAGGTGAAGTGCGCGCTAAGAAATACCTTGCAGCACTAAACACCGAGGCAGAGTTTCAGCATACTGTAACAGAGGCATACCAAGGCGCATTTGGAAATGACTGGGAAAAGGAGTTGTTGCTGAATGGAATGCTGCTGTACTTAAAGAAGCATCCAGAGGATCATTTCAACCTAGATGGCTGGAATATCTGTGAGTATATACCTGAAAAAGAACCTGTAGAGCTAGTAGAATGTGATAAACCGCTGTATCATGATATACCTGATAAAGCTGCAGAACCTGTCAAGACATGGCAGGAGCTTGGTAACTGGACCTCGGAACAAATTGAGGCTCATAAAAAGGAATATGGTACTGTTGATGCTATTGGTATTAATGAAGTAAATGAGGCAACGCCTGTATTTCCGAAAGTTACTGAAGAAGTTACACTACCTGTATTCAGTGCAAGTTGGGGTAAGAAGAAGATATGAAAGATCTAATAAATGAATGGTTTGAATATAAACGAGGTAGACTTTTTTGGATAAAGTCTCCAAATCAGTTCTATAAAGCAGGAATGCCAGCAAGTACAAGTGGCGCAAGAGGGTATCGCGCTATACGTTTGAAAGGTAAAAGCTATAGAGAGCATAGACTTATATGGATTTTGCATTTTGGTGAGATTCCAGAAGGCCTTGAGATAGATCATATCGATAGAAACAGATCTAATAACAACATAGAGAATCTTCGCGTAGTTACGCATGCCCAAAATGTAGCTAATTCAAGCGTTCGTAACACTAGTAAAAGTGGTATAAGAGGAGTCTCTAAGACAAAGACAGGAAAATGGGTTGCCAGAATAACTACAGGATTGCATTATCTGCATTTAGGCACTTTTGACACAAAAGAAGAAGCAGCAGAAGCCTATAATAAGCTCAATAATGCTAAGTTGGAATACCAAAAGAGTATTGTGCCAAAACACTTACTTTTCCAAAGTGGCGTACATAGTGAGGCATGAAAGATCGGCATGGGGTCAGGGTCAGCACCCCCCCAATTGCCTCACCCGCGTCAAACCTGACAATGCCGTTTGCGTTTCTGAACTGAAACTTTCCATCAACGCCGAGGTGATAGCGTGAGAGCGTATAGCAAGAAAAATCTTAAGAAGAAGATTAAAAATAAATATATTGAAAGACTTAATAAGGAATATGAGACAGCTCTAGTAAACCTTGCTAAGGTTACAACAGTTGTTCTCAGATTCGAAAGGGCTTTCCCTGGCCAGAAATTAGAAACATCTAGGCAAGGCGGGTCATTTGGGATCTACATGAGTAGATCAAATCTTGATAGCTTTAAATGTGAAGAGCTGATGGAACTGTTAGGTTTCTTTATAGATGAGAAACCAGAAGACACCAGTTCAAGTGAGTACCCGAATTACTTCAATGTGGACTATAAATTTACATTTGATTGGGGTCGAGTTGTAATAAACGCGTACGTAAAGGAAGAGTCTTCCACATGCCATCGTGTAATGATAGATGAGATTGTAGAAGAGGTACGTACACCTGTTTACAAAATGGTATGTGATTAAGGAGCACTATGGATGAGACTAATATTCCTCCAGAAAGACCAAAGTTTAAGCTACCTGATAACCTTATTGGTAACGTCTTCACTGGTATTCTTGACGATACTGTCGCTACTGTACCTGCTATTGTCAAGCCTCGCAGAATCTCTCTAGAAGGTAAAGTAGGCTCCCGCGTGGATCCTGCTGATTATCGCGGATCAGGACACTGGCGATTTGTAGAGGAAATGGGAAGTGATGGTTATATAGGTTTTATATATGTAATTGTAGATCTTAATAATCATAAGCTTTACTTGGGTAAAAAGAACTACACAACTTTAAAATTAATAGAAGGTACGACTAGACGTCAAAAAGTAGATATGAATTGGAGATGGTACATATCATCTTCAAAGGAGTTAGCAGCAACTGTTAAGAATTTCGGAAAAGAAGATTTTAGATTTATATGTATCGAGCAATATAAATCTAAAGGCGCTTTGAGTTATTCTGAAACTTGGTCGTTAATGTTTGCTGAGACACCCTCAAATCAACATTTATGGTATAATAGGCTAGTTAATAAAGTGTCATGGGTTGTAAAAGAACCGGTAACTGAAAGGCATAAGAGTAGATTATCTAGGATAATCAAAATCATGGAGACTAAGAATGTTAGAGATTTGGAAGAATTATAAAGATGTCTGTGAAGTATCTAACTTAGGAAATGTCAGAAGTATTGACAGGATGGTACAAACATCGCATGGAACATATGCATTGCGCGCAGGAAAGTTATTAAAACAGTCGGATAATCAGCTAGGGTATCTTAAAGTAAATGTAACAATAAATGGCAAGTCACACTTTTGTAAGGTACACCGTTTAGTTTGTGAAACGTTTGTTGAAAATCCACGTAATTTACCGTTTGTAAATCATATCGATGGTAATAAGTATAACAACGAGGCCTCTAATCTAAACTGGGTGTCTAGAGAGGAAAACACACGACATGCTAAAGAATTAGGGCTAATAAGAAAAGGTAGTAATTCTGGAAATGCAGTGTTACATGAGAGCGATATTCCAACTATAAGGCTACGTTGTAAAACAGAGGCCGTTAGGCAAATTGCAAGTGACTACGGTGTAGATCACGGTACAATAAGTCAGATAAAAAGAAATGCAACATGGAAACATGTGTTATAGAGAGGAAATTATAGATGTTTAAAGCACTAGGAATTGTCACAGGACTTATTGCAGTATATTTTCTAATATCAGGTGCAATTGTAGCATATGCAAAAACAAACCCAGAGTCATCAGACATTCTCCTTATGGGAATTGCACTGATGTTTGTCTCTCAAATATTCACAGGCATTCACAATCATGGGAATAGTAGTACACAAGAACCAACCGTGCATAAACCCGAAGTGTAAAAGCTCGGATGCACGGCAGGTATATGAGGATGGAACCTCATTTTGTTTCAGTTGTAATAGCTTCTTTAAGGCTGACTATGATCCCGAAAAAGGACACACGTCTTCTGAGAAGAAGGCAATTCAGGTATTAAAAGAGACACCTATTGATGAAATTAAAGCATTAAAAAGCCGAGGGTTTCAAGATAGACAAATTACAAAGATGGTCTGTGAGTTCTTCAATGTAAAGGTAAGTTACAATGACAAAGGAGAAATCGATACACACTACTATCCCTACTCAAACGGGGGGTATAAGTGTAGAAAGCTTCCGAAGGTATTTACATGGGCAGGGACTTCGGGGGGACTATTTGGAAAGGATTGTTTCAACGGCGGTGGAAAACGACTTATTATCACAGAGGGGGAAATCGATGCTCTCTCAGTCGCTCAGGCCACGTATGACAAGTATGGAAAGTTCTATCCTGTCGTCTCCATACCGTCAGCGTCAGGTACGAAAGAACTCCTAGCAAATCGAGAATGGATACGTAGTTTTCAGGAAGTAGTACTATGCCTAGATGCAGATGAGGCTGGTGAAATAGCCACGCAGAAAGCATTGCATATCATTGGACTGGATAAAGCAAAGGTCTGGAAGCCTGTTGGTGGCAAGGATGCTAATGAACTCCTATGTAAGATAGGCGGTGAGAAGCTTTATCAGTTCATATGGGATGCAGCGAAATGGTCTCCTGCTGGAATAGTTTCTAAAGAAGCAATCTGGAAACAAATCGCTGAACGTAATACTATTCCTTGTGTACCTTATCCTGACTGTATGAAGGGTGTTAATACGAAGATTAAGGGTATGCGTTTCGGTGAGATTGCATTGTTCATTTCAGGAACAGGCAGTGGCAAGTCGAGCCTAATGCGAGAAATCATGTTGCATCTGCTTGAGACTACT